CCATGGGAGAAAGAATCTTCAGGACATGGTTGGTCTATAGCTGATCAAGAATGCGTTGATGCTATTCGCGCTCGATTAGCGGAAGATTTTATTACTTATGATGGTTACTACAAGGTTGCTGCGTGGATAAAGGAGAAGCCATGAACGAAATGGGAAAAGCATTGTTGCAGCATATTTACGGCCTAGTGGTAATAGTCGCATTTGTATTTATGGCTAGTACTGCGGGGGTTTTGATAGGGAAGTACATTAAATGGTTATGGAGCGCCTTATGAAACCCTACGAAGAAGTTTGCTTCCCCTCGGGGATACTACGTTGGATACGAGAAGGTGATGAGTATGTGTGCCGCTTAACGGAAGATCAAATTAACGAGATAAAAGAAATCCATGAGGAGCCGTGGGTAAAGACGTATTCAGGTGGTAAGCCGAACTATACGCAGCCCGACGAAGCGATGATGAAGAGGGTAATGGATGGAATTCCTGACATGCCGATAAAAGTTAAAAGTCCGCCAATTCTCCCCGGAGGCGGCATAGGTAGACACCCTGACATACAAGCACGTAAAGAAGGCGATTTAATTGTTGCTGATTTGCCGCAAGTTCCAAGGGGTAGCGGTGGAATCAGACCTGAGCCAACGGTAGACGGATGGCCTTTGTATTCAGGACTACCGGCAATAAAAGTACAAGATAAAAGTTTTGAGGAGTTTGCTCAAAGCTTTGCACAGAGTGCGCAGGTAATTGGCATACCACAGCGCGAGTGGCACGAGCTAACTGACAATGAGATAGCAACTATTAAAAGTAAGTATGGTTTTGGTGTAAATATTTTTAGTTTTACTAGCGCGGTCCGTGAGTTGGAGACATGGTTAAAGGAGCGAAACACATGATTACTCTCACACGCGAAGAAGCGCAGAATGTTTTGAACTTGTTGATATTGTGGCTAGATGAGTAAGAAGAGCCGGACACAGAAACAGCAATCGAAACCCTCCGCGCCAAACTAAGCGAACCTGAACCAAAGCAGGTAGCGTGGCTTAATAAAACAAAGCATGGGACGTGGAGTGCTGACGCTCTCAAGTGCGAAGGTGATGAGCCATCCGAACCACTCTACACCGCCCCGCCACAGCGCGAATGGCAAGGGCTGACGGAGGATGAACGTAGTGAATTGGTGACGTTACATCACGGCTGGAATGAATATGGTAAAGCCATCGATGCCAAGCTAAAGGAGAAGAACACATGACATGGCAAGTATGGACAAACATAATGCAGAAGAACGGGGCTTCAACTCATGTGGTTCCGTTAAACGATCTTCGAGAACACGCAGAAGAAGCGACGTGCTGGTGTAACCCGCGAGTTGACGAGGAGTTGAACTTAGTCACGCACAACAGCGCAGACAATAGAGAGGCGTTTGAAACAGGGGAAAGGAAGCCGACATGACTGATAAAGAAGTAATGCAAATAGCGCTTGAAACAGCCGAACAAATAGCCATCGCAGATTATCGTCATTGGGAAGAACTTGCATCACTTGGTGAGTTTGAAAGATGGGCAAGATCACGCGCAAACCATATTGCTGAAGCACTACGCGCCAGACTAGCGCAGCCTGAATCGGGGCTTGAACTTAACAAAGTTCTTATAGGAGCAATATGGGATTCATCAGAAATAGTAGCCTCACCACAGCGCGAATGGCAGGGGCTGACGGATGAGGAATACGAAGCAATGGCAGAGCAGTATGTAACTAACTGCTATTTCGATACATTGGAATACGCAAAAGCCATCGAAGCCAAGCTAAAGGAGAAGAACACATGACAATCGACATGAAAAAAATATGGTTTGTAGACGGACAAATCATTGAGGAACAAATACCTGAAGAAAAAATTTATGACCCGGAATGGGGTATTGATTACTGCAAATCATACGCCGAGCAGCTAAGAGATAAGACACGCGCAAACCGAGCGGAGCATGCCGCAGAGTGCATTGAATATCTTTTAAGTGTAGTTCAGAAAGAATGGGTTGGGCTGACTGATGATGAAGTAGATGACATAGGGTGTGATTTTGCAACCCTTGGTGGAGACATAGACGCTAAAGATTGGTTTGCATTTTATCTCGCCATCGAAGCAAAGCTAAGGGAGAAGAACAATGGATAACGTAAACAACCCCGCACACTATACACACGGTGGCATCGAGACGATTGATTTCATTGAAGCCAAGCAGCTAGGGTACAGCCTCGGTAACGTCATCAAATATGTTTCCCGCGCCGGTAAGAAAGGCGATAGGCTTGAGGACTTGAAGAAAGCACAGTGGTACTTGGCAAGAGAAATATATTACGAACAGAAACTAAGGGAGACTAAGCGATGACTACACCATTACTGATTGCTCTGTGGGTATCTTCTATCCTCACGTCGATGGGCTTGATTCTATTTGTACTTGGCGTTGCGGCGTACTACATTGGGAGGGAAAACTTTTGAGCCTTATTACCTTGGACTTTGAGACTTACTACGGTGATAAGTTTAGCCTCAAGAACCTGACCACTGAGGAATACATACGCGGTGATCAGTTTGAAGTGATTGGCGTTGGCGTGAAGTTTGATGATGACGCAGCGGTGTGGCACACGGGTACGCGGGAAGAAGTGCGTAAGGCGTTACAGTCATACAACTGGAAAGAGTCAGCACTGCTATGCCATAACACTCTGTTCGACGGGGCGATACTTCATTGGTGGTTCGGTATTACACCGGACGTTTACTTGGACACGCTGTGCATGGCTCGGGCGATACATGGTGTTGATGCTGGCGGTAGTCTCGCGGCTCTCGCTGAGCGGTACAAGATCGGGGCGAAAGGCGACGAGGTAGTTAATGCGTTTAATAAACATCGGTTGGACTTCGAGCCAGAAGACTTAGCGCGTTATGGTGAGTACTGTAAGAATGACGTGGAGCTTACCCACAAGTTGTTCTACCTACTCGCACCGCTAGTGCCTGCGAACGAGATAAATCTAATCGACATGACGCTACGTATGTTCACGCACCCGAAGCTGTATGTGGACGATGCGTTGTTGGTTGAGCGGCTAGATGTCATGCGTCAGCAGAAGCACGACTTGCTGGGCACGTTGAAAGAGAAGCTAGGGTGTGTGGACGAGGAGGCTGTCCGTAAGAAGTTAGCGTCGAACAAACAGTTCGCTGATGTTCTTTCCAGTTTTGGGATAACGCCGCCCCTGAAGACTAGCGTTACTACGGGTAAAGAAACTCTCGCGTTGGCTAAGAACGATGAAGGATTTATTGCGTTAACTCAGCACGAAGACCCGTTCATACAGCAGCTGTGTGCGGTGCGCCTCGGTACCAAGTCAACGCTAGAGGAGTCCAGAATCTCTAGGTTCATCGACATCGGCAAGCGCAACAAGGGGCGGCTACCCATACCGCTGAAGTACTACGGTGCGCATACTGGTCGGTGGAGTGGCTCGGACAAGGTGAACTTCCAGAACCTACCTAGCCGTGACGAGGAGAAGAAGGCGCTGAAGAAAGCTGTGGTGGCACCTGACGGCTATGTGATTATTAACTGTGACTCCTCGCAGATTGAGGCGCGGGTACTCGCGTGGCTGTCAGGGCAGGACAACGTGGTGCAGCAGTTCGCAGAGGGTAAGGACGTGTACTCGCTCTTCGCTACAGAGATTTACAACAAGCCGATCTCCAAGGCTAACCCTGTTGAGCGGTTCGTGGGTAAGACCTGCATCCTCGGGCTTGGATATGGTACTGGCTGGAAGAAGTTGCAGCACACACTGAAGACAACGAAGCCGGGCGCTGACTTACCCGACGATGAGTGCCAGACTATTGTGAGTACGTACCGCCGCGTCAACAGTAAGATTATTAAGTTTTGGAAAGAGTGCGACGAGGCGTTAGCGAACTTGGTAACGTGGGATGTGAAGGACGCGGAGAAGAAACCTATTGATAGTTATTTTCTTGGCTGTCATGACGCGCTGATAGTTTCCCGCAATGGCATTGAGCTACCCAACGAGCTGAGCATACGTTACCCAGAACTAAGGTTCGACGCTACAGAAGCTAAGTCTGAGTATAAATATAAATCTAGGAAGGGCGAGATCGGTATCTGGGGCGGCACAGTTGTTGAGAATGTCGTGCAGGCGTTAGCTAGGATAGTCGTGGGTGAGCAGATGCTGGCTATCAATAAAAGATACCGCGTGATACTAACCGTCCATGACGCCGCCGTTGTTATCGTGCCAGAGGATGAGCTAGAAGAAGCCAAGGCGTTTGTTATCGAGGAGATGTCGAAACCCCCTACGTGGGCACCGACTTTACCCGTGGCGTGTGAGGCGAAATACGGTACAAATTACGGTGAATGCTGATAATATGTATTGACAGTGTTTACTAAAGGAAGTCGTATGCAGCCAATCAAGTGGTCGTTCTCTGGCCTAAAGCAGTACATTAATTGTCCGAAGCAGTACCATGAAATTAAGGTACTGAACAACTATGCTATCCGCGAGACAGAACAGATGCGGTATGGCACGGAGGTTCATAAGGCGTTGGAGGATTATGTCGCAGAGGGTGTGGTGCTGCCACTGAACTACCAACGGTTCAAGGGATTGGTTGACCCGCTGCTGGAGATTGAGGGCACTAAGATAGCCGAGCACAAGATGGCGCTGGACTATAACCGTAAGCCATGCGACTTCAACGCGCCAGAGTATTGGGTAAGGGGCATTGCCGACTTACTGATTCTGTCTGACGATACAGCGTTTATTGTGGACTACAAGACAGGCAGCAATAAGTATCCAGACGTGAAGCAGTTAAAGCTGATGGCCTTGATGACGTTTGCTCACTTCCCTGAGATTCAACGTATCAAAGCTGGACTGATGTTCGTGATGCACAATAGTTTTATAGATGAAGAGTACCAACGCAAGGACGCTGAGTCCCTGTGGGGTAATTTTAAAAACGATCTTGAGCGAATGAAGCTGTCGTACGAAACCGACACATGGCACCCCAACGCTACGCCCTTGTGTAGATGGTGTCCGGTTCGCGCCTGTGAATTTAATAAGGATTAGTTATGCCATACGTTAATAAGAAACGCCCGTACGAAAAAGAATACGCCCAGCAACAGCTTGCTTAGTTTCGCCGCCGCATTGACTGCCGTGATCTGTACACCCGCCGCCTCGATCAGCATCTCTTCTCTGATCCGCATGTAGTACTTGTACACCTGCGGTGTCAGCGGTATCTCGCGTGTCTGGTACAACACTTCTGGTAAGTCCAAGCACTCGGCCTTGTTAAACCGAATCGCTGGCTGTAGCGCGTGGAACACATCCGCCCGTGCCGTGGG